ATGGATACGGTTGAAGAACTAAACGGAACTTATTTTTATGCAGGGAGATCTAACCTTAAAGCAAGTGAGCTATTTTTCATGATTTTTTGTGAGAAATTTGTAGAGCAGCTTGGTTTGGGGGTAGCTGATTTTTCTGCGGTTGTAGCGTTACTGGCTGGAAGAAATGACCAGCCAACAAGAACCAAACCTCGTGATGCGCTTGATGGAACCTCGCGTCTGTCAAAAGCCTCGCGTAGGGTATTTGGTCAGGCAAAATTCCCGTATGGCATTAGATTGCCAACCTTTATCGGTGGTTACACACCCTGGACAATGAAACCTCGAATGGTAGCCAAAGTAGGCACGTTTGTTGGCCGAACGATTCCTGTCGTTGGCTGGGTCATTTTGGCCTCTGATGTGTCACAAATTTCATATAAAACCATTCGTGATTATAATAGAATTGCTCGGGGTAATGATAAAATATGGTGACGGATGAAGAGGTTCTTGATTTTTTTCGTAACGAGCTATCAATCCCACTTAACTGGAAGTGGCGTCCTATCCCCCTGGAATTAGATACGCATTTACAGGATTATTGCGCGCCTGACGAACTTCCTTATGTAATCGAAGATTTTGGTGAAAAATTTGGTGTTGACGTTTCTAAAATTGATATGAATCGTTACTGTCCTATAATAAAAATACCACTATTTAAGCGGTTAACTAAAGGTCGCGAAATCATGAAAAAAATAGTCTCTGAGCGCCCTCCCTTTACTGTACGAATGTTCGCTGAATCAGCCAAAGCAGGAAGATGGTTGTACGAATAGAACATCCGGTGACGCTAAACAAAATTACCGGGGATTGTTGCCCCGGCCTCTGTCAATAAGCCTTCACAGCGAATTCACCAAATCCTCGGCTGTAGGGTAGACTGTAACGCCAGTCAAGTTCTTCGGGATCTCGTATAAATAAAGCTTGCCAGCAGACGGGGCGGTGACATAGATCAGATCTCCGTCTGTAGTAGACACGACTGAAAATCGTAATGTTCCCCTCAGTTCCGGACCCAGCTTGATATATTCCCATCCCCCGGACGACGCAGGCCGAGCCATGACCAGCACACTGACGTCTGGCGCTGGAGCGGTATTCAGTAATGAAATATAGAGCCTCTTTTCTGTATCGTGGACAGACGCGCCCAGGGCTGGTGTCGTCGATATCTCACCCAGATCTAAATCAAGGATGGTTTCACGCACCCAGTCACCGTTTTCAAACGTAGCGATATTGACGTTAAACCCGCCAAACGACGATTGCGCTTCGTCACGGAACGGACGATGACGATAGATGACGCCGTATATAGTGCCAGAGTTATATATCATCCTGGCTGTCTGTATGCCTGCCATAGTGCTAATTTTGTCACTGCTGTTAGATACAAACTCTTCTCCATCCTCAAGAGGGTGATAAACGTGATCACCATCGTCGGCAACAGGTACCGGCGTCTGCATCGCACGGCCGCTAATACTACTGATGGCGCCAGTTGAATTTGCAATCAGATACGATCCTTTATGCCTCAGTACGCCGGCACTCCACGGCCCCCACTCCCATAAAATGTGAACATTGTTGTCTGTATCAACCCGAAGATCATCAGGATAAAAACTGTTCTGTGCCTCGTTAGCGATGATAAGCAGGCGCTCCCATGTAGCGCGAGCGCGATCCCGACGATAAACAATCCCAGCCCTGTCGAAACCGTTGGGTGAGGCTCCACCCCGCGCCATCAAATAAACATCCCCATTACTGCCTGTAGTTAAAACGGGATATGTGAAATTAAACATTCCATCCGGCATTTCCTCTGCGGCATAAACGAGGCTGGCAACATCCCTCGGTATCGTTGAGCGGTAATAATTCCAGTAATCGCCATGCATAGATGTGATAACGTAAATAGTTCCGTCAATATCAACCACAATCGATGGCTGATTATGTCCGTCATCATCTGTGAACTCAGCAAAACGACCGTCTTTGTTGCGTATATACCCCAGTTGTGTACTGCCGTCCTGGTCGCGCCGCAGTATCCCAATATTATGTTTACCAGACGTGCCGTTATTCGAGTCTGCTACGAATGCAAAATACTGGCTACCGGCATAATCGACACAAAACGGTGTCCACCACCCTGCCTGATTTGAACTTTTAACACTCACAGGCATTAACGTGAAAACGGGTTCCGTCATTACGCGACCTCCGCGCCAATTGTATTTGCATACCTGATGAGCTGCTGTGCCTGGGCGATCAATTCATCATCTGTTAAAAAACGGTCAAACGCTGCCGCAGAATAAAACGTATTGGGACCAGGGAAACCACTCATCGAATAGCCAACACCGCCGATATAGCAGGTTGCGTCAGATTTTGTAAAACTGATATCACTCCCCGAATATGTCACTCGTGTGATTGCACCGGATGAGGTTATTAAACCATTTTGATACGATGACTCGTTACTGTTCAGAAAAAAACACACAGCCTCATCTGGCGTTGCATCAGATGATTCACGACTGGTTCCATCTACTGCAAGCACCCCCATTACCCTGTTGTTGTTAAGTCTGATTCTGGCCCCCGCAAACGATGCTATTCCACCACCCGCAGCAATGTGAGCAACAACCAAGAGAGCGCATTTGGCAGATGTGTTTTTCCACGAATAAACAAATCGGCTGGGGTTTGATGTGCCGCTGTCTTTTTCAGTCTGTACCCCTCCATCATCGAGTAATACAGCTCCAGCACCGGTCGGAACTATTGAACCAACATTACCGGTTGCATTGTACTCCCCCAGACGGATCGCTTCCGGCACTGATGAGTCACCGAAATAACAGACAGCAATAGCATCATCGGCTGCTGAAATAATCGCATCGAACTGTTCACTGTAGTTAGCTGATTTATCCTGAATAATAACACCCATTTTAACTCCATTATTTAGCCAGAGAGATCCCGCGCATATTCATTCGTATATTTGCGCGATGGAATAAATCTACTGTTTCAGTTTCTGATAACGCATAGTCAAACGCGCTAAACTCTGCAATGACTGTTGATGTGCCTGTCCATCCAGATGAGGAGTAATAGGCATTACCTAATCCGATATTTCTCGTTGAGAACGTACGAGTGACCGTATCGAATTCCCGCAATTTCTTGAATGGCTGACCGCCGACATAAAGTACCTGGTAATTTTCACCGTCATTATCCAGTTTCATTATGTGTGCCACAAAAATGAAATCGCCTTCAGTGATATTTGGCGGTAATATTGTCCCTACCATCGGAGAATTATCATCGTAACGCACAGCAGACAGTGTTAGTGCGCCATCGTCACGCAGCCGGAACCAACAGCGCACACCGGCAGCAGTTGAACTGCTGGTAAATGAATACAACATGATGCTGGTATTGACGTCTGGCATACGCGGCACCTGCACAACGAACGCCAGAGAGTGTACGGCCAGCTCAGTAACCGGGGCGGTAACAGCCCCGGTAACAGGTTTCATTTCTACACAATTCTGGCGAGTAATCTGCGCTCCCTGCCCCGTCAGTTCCAACCCGCTGATTCGTCCTGTTTTCCAGTCACTGCCTCCCAGCACCCACAGTTCAACGGCGTCCGTTTCTGTCACCGTTACACTGTCGTCATACGCAACGGTAGTACTGCCAGTGCTAAATTTTAACAGTCTGGCCCGTCCGTGAGTGTCTGTAAATGCATCTGCCGCGTCCCGCACTTTTAATGCCAGAAATTCTGTGTTCAGCCCACTGTTACTGACTCGCGCCAGCGACGTACCGAATTCTCCGTCTTCATACCAGGCCATCAGTCCCTGGCCAATCCGGCCAAACTGGTCAGCAACAGCGAAATACGGATCTGTTTTGCTGGCGTGCAAAATAGTCTCATTTACACGACGCACAATTCCGCTTCCGGCAACAGTACTCACCTGTTGCGCTATGCCGTTATCATTTACATAAACAATTGCAGATACATTTCCAGTATCACCGAAAACAACGCGAAATGACTGACCGGATACTGTCATCGAGAGTCCGGTAGCAATACCGTCAGGATCACTTTCACTCGGGTAAACCACCAGTTCTGCCGAGGTTGCCGCCGCAGTTGCCGCTGCTGCTGCCTGTTCAGTACTGGCTGCGGCCTGATTGATCTCTGTTGCCACATTCCTTACTTCTTCCTGTATCTCAGATGTCTGCTCCGCCACTGTTGCAATTTTTTCAGTTGCTGTGTCTATTTGTTCGGTTGTTGAAACGAGAAGAGTGGATGCAACTAATGCGTCATTACTAAACCTTTTTAGCTCGTTATAAACTATTTTATCGTTATAAAACTCATCAGCATTCAGAAGATAATCGTTAATTGAGCCGGGTTCTGAACCAGCCTGAACGTTTATTCTGCCGAGTACGACTGGTGTCCTGTTCAAATATCTGACAGTAACCGTATAACCGCCAGGAACAAGAGAAAATGCGTATTCGCCGTTTTCATCTGTAGTAACTGTAACATCCTGATTTTCAAGTGTCGTAGTTGATGTTCTGTTACTGATAACGACTATTTGAGCAGACGGTACAGGTTCCCCTCCGGGTGACAATAGCACGCCGGATATCTCAATTAATTCAGACAATTAAATCACCCTCACAATACATTGATCGATAAAAACGATCGGTTATGATAAATTGATCGATTATAACAACTATCTTTATTAATATTAATATCGTAACGTCCAGAACTGACGAAACGATGCGTTTTCTGTCGTACCAATTAGTTATTAAAATAGCATTTATCTAATTATTTTATATTTCAACATCAGGGATTTATATTGTATTACTCAGGAGGTTCCGGCCAGACAATTTCTGACGGAACCGACAAATCTAACTGAATAAGATCAACGCGATAATTCTGCCATGCAAGCAATCGCTCCTTCTCTTCTTCGGTTGCGCGGTCTAATTCTACTGCGTCGCGAAGCGGATCAATAACTACTGTAGCTGCCGCTATTCTTGTTGTCCTTTCCTGCTCAGCCTGCGCTATTAGCTCGTCATCAGTATAAACACGTTCAGTAATAGTTTCCGCCTCACTGTCAAAAATCCATTTTCCACCAGGGGGCGGCAGCGTGAAATCATCCGGCACAGTAGCCATCTCAGCAACGTAAAATGAAAGTGGGAATAATGTAGATGCGTCATAACTGGCGGAGTTAATCAGATTATTTTCATCAAAAACTATTTTTAGTGTTTCATCCTGAAATATACTCTGTAATTTGTACCAGTCATTTCCGTCACTGTCTGCGATAAACATAATATTATGACTGGTCTGTAATGCTGCTTCTTCTTCAGTCAAATCATTACGAATTGAAAACGGGCCATATACGTTAATCATTTATTTAAACCTTTTATACATATGCTACTGTATACCACGTGCCGCCAACGCATTTTTGCAACGGACGTAAACGTATCCAGTACGTTGACGATCCAAGATCAGCCCATGATGTCATCACACCGCCAGTTAATCGTTCTGTATTATTACGTTCCTGAAATTCAGACGAGCTACCCAATCTGATATCCTGGACTAAATTAGCATATGACCAGTTATTCGCATTGTTGTATGCCTCATTAGCTCGTGCGATGATCCAGTTATTGAGATAACCGTCCCATACACTACCGTACACGTTGCCATCAGTAGCCATCCAGCTGATACCGTTTCCGCTATAAACACTTCCACCAGCAGTAACGTTTCCGCCCACATTTAAATTATGACCTACTGACAGATCGCCAGTGGAAAAATTAGCATACAATGGGCGTAGCGAATTGTAACCACCGTTCGGTTCGCCGGAATTAGTAAACATCAAATAATGATTTTCACCATCGAACCGCCAAAAAACTCCTTTATCACCTGTGACAATTCTGTAATTATTAGCGATTTGCGACCAGACTTCTCCTTTTACTTCTCCCCCATTAACTGAATACGCCTCAATATTTTCTCTGGCCGTGGTCTTATTCTGTACATCTGAAAGATTTTTCTTTACGCGCAGAAAAAGCCCCCCAGGATCATCTGTCAGACTGTTCCAGTTTGCTGATGATGTTGAATCCGGATCTGTAGTATTTGCATCAGCAGCATTAAACCAGATAGTTTTTCCGTCTGTACTGATAAGTATGGCGCCAATCGGATAACCTCCAATTGCACTACTGAATTCGGCATTATAGGGATAAAGCCCACCGGCCATGCTGTATCGCAGTCCTGCCGTTATTATATTGAATATACCGTTGAAATCCTGTCCAGATGGAGGTATTCCCCCCGCAGAGATATCCGTCATTGTAATCGGAGGAAATCCTACATCTAAAGCGGCTTTCCCTTCTTCATTTGTAGTCTGGGTGGCATTCACAGGAATATCATTTTTTTCGCCAGAACTGGCGAATGGCACAACTATTTGAGTTGGTTTATCTGTAAGTTTCATTTTATACCTTTTGCACAATAGAAACGGCAACTCCGGGTGGCGAGGGTAGCGCGTCAGATGACTGAATAATGGCCAGTTCAGCAGTGGTCAAGGTAAATTCAAATACATAGCTCATTTTCAGGCCACCGTCATTTACTACATAAGCACGGCCACGGTCACCAAACATCTGCATTAATAACGTATTGATATTTGGAATTGTACAGTCTGTAATATTCGCCATTGCTTTCATCAGTATTAATTTTCGATAAACAGGATCAGAGAGCGTAACAGTGTCAGTATTACTTTTCCCTGAATAAAAAGGGGCCTGACCAAATGGCTGTGGATCTGTTACAGTTTGAACTCCATCAATAAGGGCCTCACTGAATCCAAAAAAAGTTGAGTTATTAGTAACAGGAAGGGTTCTACTGACATCGACTATCGCCCCCCATACATCAAGACCGTAAGTTTCAGCCGTATCTATATTCCATATTTTATAAAAAAAATCATCAATAAAATCATCGGGTGATAAGGTATCATTAAACGTTTTTATTATTTTATTTATTGACGGGCTTGCTGCATATTGAGTTAATATCGTTTTTTTATAATCATTCATGTATTTACCCAAAATTAATTTTAATATTGCTCTCCTCAAGTGTGGGTATCTCATCAATACCAAAACTGATTCGATTTGTTAACAAGTCAGTTTCCCGACCAATCTCAATACTCATAACATCAATGTTATCATCGAGTTTATAAATGCCGCTGTAAAAACGCCCCGCTGATACAGTCGATGCAATTCGCGCCCGAACCCCGCCATCATTACCATTGAACGACTGAATGAGGGCATTCCGTATTTGTGACTCAATATCGGATGGAAGATTATCATCAGATTTTAATGTGACAGTGATAAATACGGGAACAGGTGTTGCTGTCACCCATTTTATTATATATGCAGGTGGATTATCTGAATATGTATCCGTATCATAGATGGTATATTCAGTGTCACCGTTAAAATCAATCCCCGGTGGGGCTTTTCTCCAGATTGCATCAGCTATTTCTGAATCTGTACCACCGTACACACATACGAATATAGAACTGGGTAAAAGTGGATAGTCCGTAGCGCCAAAATTGACAGTTTCATTTTTATTGTTGCTCATTGCAAATGCATCAACGGCAACAGACAACACCTCGGCACGGATCGCGTTAATGGTATTTTTTGCATTTTTCGCCACTGATTGCCGACGACGGAACTCAAAATTTTCACGGGTTTCTTCATCATTTCCCAGAACACCCGCGGACGAATTTGTTATACCCGACCATCCTGGCACTGATTTATGTACCGTATCCAGTTCTCCCGCCGCACACGCTATTGGACCTGTCGTCATATTCTGGAAAATCACATCGACGCTGCCGGATTCACTGATTGTTGCATCTGACAGACTCACATACAGATATCCCGTTTTATCACGTGCGATACTGCCAGCGGGAATCAGTGTATTCACCAGCCCTGTACATGTTGCAGTCACTGTCGTACCTGTCGCACCGATCCTGTCCAGGAAATAGAGCCGTGCAATAGCATCCTGAAATCGCCCTGATGAAAAATCGGGATTCACCTGATTTACGATTGCCAGCATCTGGTCATTTTTATCAGATATGATCGCCGACTCACTCATTGCAATCTGTCCCTGCGGTGTGATTAGGCTGGTACTCATTGCCCCTCCCAGCGCACCGGCCAAATCAGCCAGTCGGCCGTTCAGGACATCGTTATCGTCAGGCACCAGCAATCCGGTTTTAGTGAACGTAACAGCAGGAACGCTGGTGTTCAGTTCAACAGCACTCACAACATCACCCCGCTTTCATCGTAATTCGTATCAGTCAGCGCCATGACACCACTTATCCCACGGTTATTATCAGAGACAGTTGTGCATACAGCGCTTTGTACATATGGCAATTTCAACGCTTCCTGCTGCAGTTTTACGTTAATCAATTGCGTACCCGGCCAGTGCCCCAGTATACGTTCGTAATACGGGATACCGAGTGTTGTGTCGTACCAGCATTCACCCAAAAAAACGGAACACGCGCAGGCTACGTCCTGAGCAACAGCATAGGGATTGTCCGTAACAGCCAGATTGCCCTTTTCGTCAAGCGTAATATCCCAAGTGTCTGTATCAAGAAGAAGTGATCGCATTTGCATTCAGTAAATCCTCCAGTTCAAAATTTGAAGCTTGACATATAGTTACCTGTGCTTTATTTTCCGTAATGAGGCGTCGAAACCTCTTTTCACGCGGCCAAAACCAACCCCGTTAGCGTTGGATTTTTTATGCCTGTCATTAAGTGGACGCAGTAGTCGGCCACTCCCCGATCAATGTCGGGAGGGCGACGAATACAATACCCGCAAGGGGAATAAGTCCGCGGTTTCGTGAAGCCGTTTCGAACCTCCCGGCACCACTCCGATAGTGGTATTCGAAAAAAATTCACGAGGCAAATCATGCTTGATTCTATCTCATCAGCAATACCTGAAATAACCATTAGAGAAGGTCGCACCGTAACCACCTCAATCGCTATCGCTAACTTTTTCGGTAAGCAGCATAAACACGTTCTGGATAAGATCCGAAGCCTTGATTGCTCTCCCGCATTTACGTCAGCCAACTTTTCGGCCCACGCCGGAAATCAACAAGTTGGCGCCACATTTCGCGAAATTCGCTACTACGAAATTACAAAAAACGGCTTCGTTTTTCTGGTGATGGGCTTTACTGGCAAAAAGGCCGCCACGTTTAAAGAGGCATACATTGCTGAGTTTGATCGCATGGAAGAAGAGCTGAAGCACCAGCGTTCAACATTGTTCCCTCTGGATGCCGATCTCTACATTGAGATCCGCGAAGGAAGAACTGTGTTCGCCAGACAAGCAAGGCCGGGAGAATCCTTCCTGAGTTTTGGCACTTTTAAGGAGCTGGCTGAACGCGCTGGCTATCTGGTTATCCACGCAGAAGATCTTAAGGATATGACCATCGATCACATTCTCAAACTTGGTAATGCCACGAGTCAGAAGGTGCGGAGCCTGGGCGCTGGTAATTGAAAATGAGAAACCCGTCGTATGGCGGGTTTACTCTCTGTTCAGTTGGATTCTTTATAAGTAACGTTGGTGTTGCTAAAATCAACTGCATCGCTTGCAACCAGGTTTGCGATTGAAGGAATACTGGCAAGAGGGTCTTTTTTCACAGTTTAATAAGGAATTCCTTAACACCATTTCAGCCGTTTCATCAATACTATTATTCATTAGATATTGGGGTGATTCCTTTAAATGTCTGAAAGTATCTTTAATAAAATCCAACTCTCTATAATTTAACAAAATCTTCTCACCATTACTTACAGCTTTCCCGCTGTATAATGAAGACTCAACTCCTGAGGTAGATACCGAGTAGAACGAATACATGCGAACACTAGCCATTATGCCACACACTTCACCTATCGTTAGTTTTTTGATGTCTTTTAAATCCACCTGTCCTGAGTTCATCCTTTGAAGATACATACCAGTCAGGTAAATTGCACCGTCAATATTTTTATGCTGATTGTAATAATTCTCAAATGAAAACAGAGATTTATTTTCTGGATACTTAAGCTTGGCCTCATTAAAACCATTAACTATATTTTCCCTCATAATCTGTTCGGCCTGTTCTTTTATTTCCAAACTGCTTTCTGATAACACACTGAATGAGAGGAATATCAAAGCAACTAATGAGTTTGAAAATTTCATATCATTTCGGTCCTTGTGAATTAGATCCTCCCGACTCTATACCTCCATGTACATGTGTGGCAAATTCAATCCCCTGTATTACGGTTTTCCCGGTGATTTCAACCTCAGCAGCGTTGATAATAATTTTTCCCGGTGAAACGATGTTCATCTGATCATCAGTAAACTCAATGTACTGTGTCGGTTCCGAATTCAACACTCCGCCCAGGTAAACAGCATCTGCAAAATTGTGAGCCCGCGATGATCCGGGAAGTGCCGGCGAACGTGAGGTTTTTACGGCGCTGATATCCCGATCACAAACAGCAATCAGGCCAATATCGCCAGCCACAGGGGCCATAATGACAGCGCTGGCACCGCGCTGAAGGCGCCAGACAGGTACGTTATAGATAATTTCGTTTTCAACGGGTGTCCCGTTCCCGGTAACCTCATGCACCATAGGACGCACATCAAGAACACCCTCCCTGGCGTTTACCACCATCGCCAGCGTTATAAACGCATGTTGTGCAAGAAACGTCCTCATTATGAACGCCTGGGCGTTTGCATCCCCGTTAAGATCGGTGCTGTCTAAATTAAATTCAGGCATTATCGGCTCCAAGTGGGATCAATGTGCATGACGTAACCCATTGCCCTCCCTCAATATTGGAAGTGATATTGTGTTGTGCGCCGGTAATACGATACTGACCACTCGCATTCGGAAGTGATGTTTCGAGACGGACCTGTCTGCCAATATAGATTTCTGGGGTAAAAATGGTGTTGATTGACAGCCCGCGGTCAGTAAATCCGGGATATCCAATCAGGCCATTTTCCGGTGAAATAAACAGCTCTGTTCCTCCCCTGGCAGCATTTCGCGGCCATATTGTCACTTTGTCAGTTCCAATATCGATATTGACATTTACGGCATTGCAGGCATTTAACATCTGCTGAATGGCGTTCCCCCTGAAGTGCGGGTTTGAGATTATTCCTGTCGCCCCTGCATTTTCAAATGACAGACCGACCGATGCCGCCATTGGCCTGATAATGCTGGCAATATCGACATCACCCGACGCGCTGAACTGACTCACTTCTTTTGCCCTGGCGGCAAACATCATATTCCCCGCAACAATCAGCGGCACATCAGGCAGTTGGGAGTAATCTGGATATGCATCACTGATGAATCCCTCAAACACCAGTCTGTCACTGGCCCACACTCGCATACGGTTGAATTTAGCCCCATTTATCCAGATCCCTTTGTAACTCAGCGCGGACAGATAATCGTCGGACAACCCCCATACCTGTAGCGTGATCTCCGTTCCTGACACGCCGCCGTAGGCGGCTATTGAGGCAAAACACTGACCGTTTTTGATGGTCAGGATATTGCTCCCCTTGTCATCAAACGATTTTCCCTCTGCCAGCACGAACTCGACCGTTATTTCCCGTGACTGATAACTCACGTTTCGATTTCCTCCGGGGCCAGATAATAGAGTTTGAATCGTTCGCCCAGCCCATCCCATACGGGATCTGAACTCCCCGCCAGATCGGCAAAAAACAGTTCACCGGAGAACGGCAGGTAACTGTATCGGACAATTTTATTGCAATTCAGGCAAATAACGCCCTGCAACACTGGATTGCCGTCAGCAGTGAGATCAATATAAAAACCGGTACTACGCTGATACAGCCTGATTTCACAGTTCTGGCCATTCAGCGTCACAGATAAACGCTGCGCTTTAAGCGGTTTCAGAGAAATTTCTAACATCAGGTAATTTTCCCCGCCAGTAAGCTAATGGCATTGCTCAACTGATTTGTAGAACTGATTACGCTATCCGACAATGCCCCTGTGACAGTCTCAGACGCTTTTTGCAGCGCAGATGAGGCGCTGTCTGCAACAGTGACGGCACTGTCTGTCAGTGATGCGGTTAATCCGGCCAGCGCTTTTTTAACATCAGCCATTGTGGCTGTGGCCGTCGTCGACGTTGTGTTGACAGTTATGACGCCATTCGCTCCCTGCGCAGTATCATTACTCGTCGTCCCGGCCTGAGAAGTGTCGCTGCTGACTGTCACCTCGGCGGTGTCCACGACTGACTGAAAAATGGCTGTAACAGTCAGCATCGTCACACCGCTGTCAGCCCTGATGCGGTAATCGTATTTCGTCAGATCGTAGGACGTATATGTCGTATCCGGCGTTTCAATATCGTAAATGTCGGCGCTCGTTCTCATGGTCTCCAGTGTGGCCAGAACATCAGATCGTGAACTGAGAGTAAAATCTGTCAGATTGGGAACTGAACCTGAAAAGCCGGTCCACCCTTCAACGGTAAATGTCAGATGCAACTCAGGAGGCCGCTGGATTTTATTAAACGACGAATATTTTCCCTTTTCCTTTGGCGCCGTGCTAATCGACGCATCCCCGGTGAATTCCACAATGACAAAAGATTTCGGCATGATCGGTTTTTTACCGATTTTTTCACCGGATGCGTAATAAATCCCGTAACCGGGAGACACCACACTGTTCACGACTGAAAGGAGGCCTCCGCCACTAACAGCATTAATCAGCGTGGTTTCGTTAAGTGAGAACATTATCCTGAAACCCCCGACGAATAGGCTCTCGCCAGGCTGGAACGTGATATTTTCTGGTGAGCATCATCGGTAATACCCCGTATGCTGCCTGCACCCGAATTGACGTTCAGCGTACCGATGTTAGTCGTTTCCGTTACGGTTGATGGTGACGTCATACCCGCATTTCTGTGGCCGGATGACAACTGCGCGCCTGGACGAGGTAATGCATTTGCAATATCTGCACGACTCAGGAAACCACTGCCATTCTCATGGCTAATGATCCCGTCGATGAGCGTAATCATTTGCTGAATATTGCTCCCGTCCAGCTTTTGATCTGCACTGATACCGAGTTTTCGAGCCAAATCTGAAATATACGCATTAACATTGTTGCCATCCGAAGAGGGGGCATATTTCATTACGATTTCTGACAGCGTGTCTGTCCCACGTGCCATGTAGAGCTGCATCTGTCGGTATAGCGCCGCGATCCCATCCTGCATCGTTCTGAAAACAGCGAACCGCCCGTTTGGACCGTCCTCTCTTGACGCGCCAGCCTGTCCCGCATAATTAAGATTTCCGGGGTTATTATTACGTATACCCCGCGGTAAACGGTTGCCGGTATGCTCCACATCCGCGGGTGATGGTTTCCACGCCCCCGGCCAGGGCATACCCGGATTATTTTTTTCCCAGTTCTCTTTTGCCAGCCGATCCCGTTCGCTCATTTCCTGCGTCTGGTTCGGCGTATTGTTTGTCGGCACAACCAGCCCTGCCAGCCCCAGACGTGTCAGTAACGCTGTTCCTGCTGCTGTAGAACTGATACCGCTCACAGCCCCAATCAGTTTTCTTACCGGATCCACAATCGCCCACAGCCATCCGGCCAGTTTCAGGCCAATAAGAGTTCTGATGACATTTCCCCAGCCACCAACGGCATCTGCCGCGTCACTGGATGTTGAAATCAGCCATGTCATAGTGTTTAGCAGGTTGTCCAGCGCTGCCGAAATCTCTTCCGGATGCTGGGCCATCCAGGTGGCGAGGTCATCCAGCCAGATGTTAAATTTTTCGATATGGGGCAACAGTTGGCTAAACAGCGTATAGCCTGATTTTTCAAGCGACTGACTGATTTTGGCCCACTCTTCTCTGAAACGCCGCGCCGCAGCTACAGCAGTATCATTGACACCTGAATTAGCCGTGTAACGATCAACATCGGCGGTCGCATGACCAGAAGCAAGCCACTGCTGTCCGGCATAACCCCAGCCCAGACTCTGTCCAAAGTGGCGTTGCTGGGCTGGATTTAACAGTTTGAAATTGTCGGCGATTTTTCGCTGTATTGTCTCTGTGCTGTCGTTGAATACATCGATATTCGCGCCGGTAAAACTACTGAACTGCATGACGTCTTTCAGCGTATCATTCAGTCCATATCCCGCCGCCAGCTTCCCTTTTGCATCGCTGATGCGTGAGAACGAACGGACAATTTCATCAGCCGTCACGCCGAACGCGGCCCCCGCTTTTTCCCAGCCGTCAAGACTTTGCGCGGACATGCCAAATGCGCCTGCGGCAGTTGCCAGATTATTCAGTTTTCCGGTGAAATCGGTGACAAAATTCTTAATCCCGGCCAGCGATAATGAAACGCCAGCAAGGGCCACAACCTGCGAACGGATACTGGAAAAAAATGAGCCCGCTTTTTTCCCGGCCGCTTCCATGTCCTTGCCCGTTTTTTCGGCATTTTTACCTGTTTTTTTCAGTGATTCAGAGGTTTTTTTCTCTCCTGTATCAAACGATTCGACCAGTTTTTCCATCAGTTCCGTCAGTCGGTCGAGTCCGTTGACCACCGCCCGTTCGCCCGCGCTAAAATCTTTGCTGTCCAGCCCTACGGCAACGACAAGTTCGTCCAGGATATTTTCCATCAACTCTCTCTCATTACTCCCGCGTTGTGACTGTCAACCTGTATGATTTCCAGCAAATTCCACATATCCTCAAGACCGTACACGGTATCGAGCTGATAAAGTTGGGCTTTTCCGGATGAAACAACAGTGGCTATTGTTCGCGGGATGTTTGTGTATTCAATGATGCCGAACGGCCTGGCTGTATTGCTGTAGCGTGGGGGAATATCTAGCGGGCGGCGGTTTTTAAAAAATCCACATGAAGTTTGAATACCTCCGCTCGCAATTTAAGACGCGTGGCGATCTCTTCAATATCGTTTTCCAGCAACGCCCGTATTACAGATTTATCAGCAGGGTTCGGGACAATCTGTACGCAGTTCATCAGTTCATCCAGTAACGGTTTTGCATCATCAGGAGGAATGCGCGAGATCGCCTTAAGCCCCTCGACCGCCATTGCAGCCATCCCCATTTCACGCAGATTATCGGGCACGTCCACACCGTTCCTCCCCATCGCCATCAGCGCCCGTAACGCCCACCATTCAGCCTGTGATGCGGACATTTCAGTCAGATGAAACATTTTCCCCTGATCGCGATTTGCGGTATCGATAGTGATATACGACTCTTTACGTGCCATTAGCTGTACGCCTCCGGTGTGATGGATTCCCATTCAATGATCGCCTGCGATGCCTGCAGGATACGTCCGGCGTCCGGTAACGCTTTCCAGCTTTTCAGCACACCGTTCACACAGGCATATTTCCGCCCTATTGCGGGAAGGATTACTGTTGCATTACAGCGGAATACCGCAACGCTGGTACGTGATGTTGTTGACCACGTATCAAAAATAACCCTGCTTTCTGAATCAGGCATTATATGGATCGTCTGATTAATATTGCCGTAGACGAAACCTGCTGAGAGTTTTCCATCCGCGCCGCGCACCGTTTCTGCCAGTTCCAGTGCTTCTGTCCCGTATATGTTATCCGCCGCAAAACCCTGTAACTGCACACCTGACGTATACAGATTCGTCACCGTCAGCATGATGATCGCATCAGCCGATGTTATTGTATTATTGCTATCTGTCATTATTACTCGATCTCCGTAGATGACATGGTCAGTTTCTGGATAGAGCCGCCGTCTGAATACCATAATGCACAGGGCGGGCTGGTTCGTGCAGCACGTATAGCGGGAGTCATATCGCCTATGTACTCGTAATACCCTTTCGTTAATATTTCAGATGACACGTCAGCACCAACAGCGTTAGTGATTTCCAGTTTTTGGGATGATGAAAGTTCCACGCCAGCTCTGATCCCGCCCCACGTTTTAAATTGCTGGATTACATCAATATGTGATGCCTCAATCATTGCGCGGCCAGCCGCGTTGTACGGGATTGTCCCACTGGATTTAAACAGTTGAATTGTTGCTGCCTGCAAATTGGCATTCAGCCAGATTTGGCCACAGAAAGAATCCATCCACTGAAAATCGCCAGTGATCGTCCCATCGGCCCAGTAGTTCTCAGTAACGTTATTTGATGCATATTCGCCGTAAAAATTGTACCCGTTAGCGATCAACGCATCGTACGTTTCCGAATCTGTGACGTCAGGACTCAGGCCATCCAGCTCCCTGTATTTAAACGTTGAACGACCTTCCCTTCTGTCAAAATCAAGAGCCGCCGCAAACCCCAGCACCGCGGCTGGTTTTTTAATATCCAGCGCATAGACTGGCACCACGCTGGCATAACTGTTTTCAATGATTTTGTAGGCAATGGTATCAGTGCTGCCGCTGACTGTAGCTGAACCATCTGATGTCCAGGCAACATAGAAATAACGTTTATCCTGTCCGCTGACCCAGGCCGCAAACGCCAGGTGCTGAGCCTCATTACATTCAAAAACGGTCGTGAATCCCGCCCACCCCTCGGACTGATTAGTGATTTTCAAGAACACCTCAGCGACGACTGGAATGTCAGCGCCCTGCGACAATACCGCGCCGTCTGATGATGTCATTTTCAGTGCTGTAGCAGCAGACCCGGAACCATATGATACGGTCGATTCCGCACCTCCAGCTATGCTGATAATGAATTTTTTCAGCGTTGTGTCGAAATCCACCGTCACATTGCTGCCAATCGACGCCTGAAGACTCGCCGCCGCCGCCGCAAAGCTGGTCGCGCCAGCCAGATTGATCTGGGAATTATTCACTTCACCGTTAATCGTCAGCGTCAGCGTTCCCGATATGCCCGTCAGGTCAACAATATCAACACCGGCGAACGATCCACTGCGTAACCAGGCATCGCTTTCTTCACGATTGAATCGTGAAAACAGCAGAGCGCCAGGCGCTTTAGTGCAATTGTTAAACCCCTGAAAATAAACCGACGCCATTGTGTATTCGTCGGATAGCAGACCGAAATAAGAGCCCACGTCTGATGCAGATGTAAATGACAGGACGGCGCCAACGGGCGCATATGCATTGTCTGTCAGCAGCAAACCGTTAAGATCCAGCGCGCTGCCCGTGGCAGACAACACCCCCGGTTTAATTTTTACGTCTTTACTGAGTGGAATTGACATTAAATTGACTCCGTTATATTTGTCTGAATATTGAGACTGTCGAAAAATTCCTGCGGAGCAGTCACGACGGGGTTAATTTGCGCGTAGAAATCAACAGTGAAACGTGGCTCATACCTGTTCTCACCGTTGATCATCGTTGTATTACGCGGTTCAGAGCAGTACAGCGGCATCAGATACCGGCCCGAATGAGTGAATGACTCTGTAGCAAATGGCGTGCGCACCACCGTCGAAAATATCAGTGCATGCTGTTGCGCACGGCTGCCATAGAAATCAATCTGGCATCCCCATTTTGTGGTTCTCAGCATGTGTTGCCAGCCTGTCCCTGCGGATGGGGTTGCTGTGTAGGTTGTTGTAGTGGTGGACAGCCCTTCATTCAGAATTGTTGTCATCGTGATGAAATCGCCGATTGGCGCGGGGGTATCATTTTGCTGTCCCCGTTCAATTTCAACGTCAACAAAAAGGCCCTGCAGGAAATCCCCCAGGGCCTTAAATATCAGGCTTTCAGTTACTGAAATAGTCACGTTTGCAGACATGCAATAACCCTCGTCCAGTCAGGCCACAACTCAGGTATACTCACAACAATCCACGTTTCCTCGCCGATCACGAATTTATCCCCGCCCCGCTGTTTAGGTCTGTTGATCCCGCACCAGTTGCCGTCTGTATAGATTGATGTCAGGATCCCCTGCACATTGATAAAATCGGTATGCCGAATGTCCTGCTGGGTGACTGACTGTTTTTGTACCATCATGGTGACGGGTTCAGTTAACAACTGAGCGCGGGAATAATCATCATTTTTGACCGGAGACATTATCCGGTAAATTTGCGCCTCAACGAATGGATTAACCGCGCCGATGGCTTTTCCGGCAATACCATGTAAATTCAACTTTTCACCTCGTAATCGACTGAATTCAACATATGGGAGGTCTCAATCAGCGGATTATCGAAACCTTTTTTCCTGACAGTTGATTTTGCATTAGGTGGTTCTTTCAGATTAATTATTGATTGCTGGAGATCGCTTTTAATTTTTTCCCCCAATAATTCCAGTGTTTTTTGTGAATCATATCCGGTGGCTTTCAGTATCGCCGCCACCTGATCCCCCCACAGCGGCGATTTTTCTGCAATCATTGACCGAAAATATGAACGTACTGGTATCGTTATTGTGTGAGCCGGTATGGTGATTTCCTGAGAAAAGTTCGATTTTCCCTTTTTTGTAAATTTATTTTTTATTTCTCCCGTTCTTTCATTATGGTGAAAATAAACGGTCGCCTGATGTTCAGGCACTATAACCTCTCCGCCGAATTCATGCGTGGCCGCAATTTTTGCCACCGGCGTTCCGTCCGGATATGTGGCATTTTTCAGAAAACCCACTCTGAGTTTTTCAGCGTTTTCTATTTTTTTCCCCAGCTCGCGCAGGCGGCGAACCGCCTGATTCCCTCCCCGCACCTTTCCCATCATCGCCCCCTGCGCCAGCGGCGGCCGTACACGTTAGGGTAGTTAGAGGGCGAATAGCCAGGCCGGTACACCATTTTTCTGTACGGCGATGTGGCCTGCCAGTATTCCGCACCATATGACGTTTGCAGATACCACCATGAGTCAGGTGACGATGATCCGGCGTCTACTGATACCGATACCGACCCCTCCGACGCACTCGAAATCCGGCCAACAAGACCGGAAGAGAGGCGTTGATAAACATCGGAATTGAGTGCGGCAATGTGAGCAACGAGCATGTTCAGATACACCTCCCTGATATCTACGTCAGTAACAGGGCTGCTGTCTGTGTTATTCAGAAAAATAGTCGCTTCAGCAAAATATGACTTCAGCAGCCCATCGCTGATACCGGCGAACTCCGGGTAGCGTTCTTTAAACACATCAACATTGAATATCACGACAGCCATAATTACCCCTGGGCTTTCATTGCCTCGTCATTTTTTTCAATACCCGGCATCGGATTATCTTGCGGAAGACCTTCAAGCCCCGATTTTGTCTCGGAGTATTCTGCGGCTTTGGACTCTGCACTACTGGTTTTATTTAATGCGAAAATGAGTTCTTTTTTCACATATGGCTGATCAGCATGCTCTTTCATCCAGGCATCAAAATAATCTTTATTGATATTTTCAGTCAGCCCATACCCACCGATAGCAGTGCCTGTGGACGTTCTGAACCCGTTGATAGTCGTGATAACTCCTTTCACATCCATAAAGAGTCCATTTGGCAGTTTACATGCCACTGTTACAGTGTCTGACACAGTAATGTCTCCGGTATCAATAAATGCAGCCTCAACAGAGGTGTTTTCATCAGTTGTTGTATTTTCAACAGGAGTGTTCTCATCAGTTGTTGTATTTTCAACTGTTTTGCTGCCAGATTTTGCCATCGTTAAACCCCAATCATTGATGCAATTGCGAGCGGCTGGCGAATAATCGCGCCCCACGTTCCACCCGATTTTTTCTGTTTCCAGGCGGATTCTTCAGTTACAACCGCATGCGCCCGCATTTTTTCAGTGAATGATGCGTATGCAGCATCCTGCTCCCCTAAACGCTCTGCGATCAGTTGAATCATTTCCCCGGCCTCTGTTGAGTATTCAACAGCGGTTTCAATCGTCAGGTTCGGGAAATTTTTCTTCAGTTGATCAGAGACGTTCACATTAAAACCGTTGGTTTTTGTCAGTGCTACTTCTGTGGTCGGTGACATCGCGAGCTTCATTCTGTCAGTACGTTCAATGTACCCTTTCGTCTGAGCAACGAGCTGGCGATACAGGCGATCAGCGATATCGTTATAGACAGCCTGTCCGTCTTTTGACTCCCATGTAAGCCCACTGTTTTCCCCGGTTGCGGCGGGCGTTATGGCTGGCGGTAGATCCGGATCATTCAGGAGACCGTAATTGACCAGGCCCTCGATGCCGTAAAAGTACGATTTATTCTGGAATTTATTCAGGGTAAGCGCCGACGCAACATTGAGTTCAGCAGCCCAGCCGATACGCCCTTCACCGTACATTGCCAGTTCACGTTCACCCCAGCGAGTGTGGGTCTGATAATGATATGACTGGCGTGGAACCCAGTTAACATTGGCAGACGTCATGCCGTTGTTATTGAAATCCCCGTATGAGCTGACTTCACCAGTGCTTTCCACAATCGGGAATTGTGCGGTAAGTGTCGTCCAGTCGCCCGTTTTTTTCTCACCGATAATCTGAGCAGCTTTCATCGGCGTAACCAGTACGCGGATCAGCTCCGGATCTACATAGTTTGTGAAATAAGCCGGCACCCCACTGTTGCTGGTGGTAACCATCGTGGGCTGTGCGTCCATTGCCAGCGAAAAGCTGTCAGCATACTCCGGTGGCAGGTATCCCCTGGCATCCGGCAGGATAATCCCGTACCGTCCGCTGGCGTACGCATAGTGTTGTTTAAAATTCTTCATTACAGACTCCATGTGCTGATTTTTACAATTTCATTAACAGCAGCGTTGCTGGCCACAGTGAATGGCGTTTCGATATAGCCCTCAACCGTTGCACCGGCAGCATCTGTTTTAATCTGTCCGGTTGTCAGTGATGCAAAGACTTTCTGTCCGCGTGTCGCCGCTGTCAGCGTACGCGCCCAATAGTCGCCAGCCGTTTTTAGGGTGATTTCGCGGCCTGGCTGAATGAGCATCGAGTACGCCCCCAGCCAGTCCACTATTGATGCCTGACCGTCACGATGGACAAACCCTGACGGAACGCCAGTTCCAGTATTGCTGACCACGCCGTCTACATCCCACGCGAACCGACCGATAGTAACGCCATCATCCCCAGCAACCAGCGCCCCTTCCCCGGCCTGATAAGTCGCATCCGGGTTGGTACCGGCAAATCCCCCTTCTACACCCGGAGCCTGATACTGATTAATTACGCTCTGAAAACCCATTTTTTAACCCCTTTTCAGTTTGCCAGCTTCGGGAAACGCCTGGTGAAAATCACTGACCAGAGCAGCATCGTTAGCGAGGTGTTGACGTGCTGGCTGACTGGATTTTTTCTGACTGACAGCCATGCGAACCATCGCCGGATACGCCGATGGGTGAACATTCTTGATATCGATATCAGACTGTTCCAGCGCCATCTTGTAAATTTCATCGGCACTGTCCATTGCAACCACATCGCCGATAAGTGGCCGAACTGCTATTTCCGCTTCACGAATGAGCCGGAAATTCCTGGCAGCGGCTTTTTTTACTTTTTCAGTTGCGATACGGATTGCCGAGTCCATAGCAGTTTTAGTGACTTTATCGTCGTCTTCTTCGTCTTCAGCAGGTTTTTCCTTATCCTTATCTTTATCATCATCCTCTTCGTCTTCAGCGGGTTTTTCTTTCTCTTTGTCATCCTCCTCATCCATCGCCAGGATTTTTGTTACCGTGTCAATATCGGCGTCCTGAGCCAGAAATGGCTTCAGTTGTTCAATTTTTTTGGCTGTTTTCTTTGCCATCGTTAATAGCTCCAGTGGAAGTGAATCTGCGACCAGAACGTCGCTACCTGCCCGACCGTTTTCGACCAACGCAATGTGATTAGCGATAAGGTCACGCATAATACCGTCATAATTTTCACCGTCCGGTGTTACACCCGGTGTCATATCAGCCACGTATTGATACGAGGCCGACAGTTCTCTTTGCTCATCCGTTTCTATTCCGGCAATAGCGGAGTTGTCCCAGATTGAAAGGCCTACGCTCAGATACGTGCCACTAAATTCACAATTAGAGTGGGTCGTACCAACTCGATATTCTCGCGGCGGATCTCCCGGAAAATCGGGAGTATGAACACAAAGAATGGGAATGTTATTAAATGTTGAAGCGGCTTTTTTCAGTTCATCAGGATGGCGCCATAACCGGTATATTTTATCAGGTTCAAGCCCCAGCTCTTTATAGCCCGGTATCTCCCTGCCGTAATACGGGCAGACGTTGGCTTTGCTGATATTGCTGCGCTCAACCTGCAGCCTGCCCACGTCGTCAATTTTGCGCACGGATGCGCGGTCAAACGCTAACCGTTCGATAGTCATTTTTATTTCCGATTAATTAATTCCGGGAATTACCGGAGACCAGGTACATTTGCATTCAATCTCCTCACCAGGCATAACCCATTTTCCATCGAGAAATATGCCTTTTGAGAGTTCAAACTCCTGGCCGTCCGCTTTAACGTGAGACGGGCGCCATGTTTTACCGGCGTGAGAGTGACGCCATATGCCCTTAGTTATGCCTATAGATTGCTGGCGAGCCGCCTGCATTGCCGTTGTCGCTTTATTGTTCTGGTCGCGGGCAATACGGGCAGCCCTGCGACGGGTCAGCGCATATCGCTGTTCGATTTCTTCTGTCAGTTCACCGAGTGCACGCCCCTTTTTGACCGACCGCATAACCAGCCCCTCAACGTCTCTCAGATAGCGCTCCGGGATACTGCGGATCAGACCAACATTCTCGCCTATTGTCGCCTGCAGGGCGTTACGCATCGGTGCAGTCATTCTGAATTCAACGGTGAACCCGGCATCATCCAGCGATTTTAATAGCGCTCCGTCGCTGTTTTTCATTACAGTCTCGGAAAACTGCCCTGCCAGCCTGTCTGCCAGCCTGCCAAAATTACTGAGCCAGCGACTGGCCAGTTTTTTCATTGCAGAACGCATAATCGTCGCCGGGGTTGCGTCCATCGCCATCGCGCCGGATGCCCGGTAATTTGCTGTCAGCCAGTAGACAACTGAGTTGTTCATTTCAGTAACGGCTTTGTCCAGTTTTTTCCTGTACCACGCCTCAACACCGGCATTAGGCCGCACTGTCCGTAACGTCTTTTTCCGTGTTGTCCGGTTCGTCCTCGTCGTCCTCTTCGTCGTCTTCAATTTCGATATCATCTGTTATTTCCAGCGCATGATACGGGCTGTCGGGATCATCTGCGATTTTCTGTCGAACCTCGTTATTTGTGAGCGCCTGAATACTGGTCACATAAATTTCATCTGTTTCAGCATCAATTTTCCGGATCTCCGCTTTTTCTTTTTCATTCAATTCATAGAGAGGAATAAACTCAAAAGAAATATCGGGATCAATATCACCGAACTCTGATAACTGAATAATGTCGATTACACGTTTCAGCGGATGTTTAAAAATCGCATTCTGCAATGCGTGGATATAATCATAAAAAACTTTAATCTCTCCCTCAGAAGAGGCATTCAGGCCATTTGGCGTAATTCCGAGCAGGAATACTAACGGAATGCCTGATACTGAGGCCATCTGCTCCTGCGCCTGCGCCTGTAATGAGTCCAGGCCGCTTAGCGGAGCATTGATGAACTCCAGTGATTCCTCTTTATCCGACGTTTTGTTAATTGCGAATGCGCCGCGGTTATCACGGCAACGATTAAACATGTCCAGGCGGTCTAAAACTGGCGTTACAGGGCCACCAGCGAGTGTGTCCTGCATATTCGTCCCTAACACAGGGATTGAATACGAATGGATCATGTCACTGACGCTGTCCCGCGTTCTGAGCCAGTTATTCACGTACGCTTCAGCAATCTGCGTCAGTGAAAGACCGCGAAAATTATAAGAAGGCTTAAGCAGATCAGGGACCTGTCGCGATACGAAATCAATCATGCGGCTGGCATCTACCGTGCGCCCCATCACGAACCATTGAGTCGGTTTGTAGAAATCTGAACTCAGTGGATTCTGTGAGTTGTACATACCGGGGTATGTCCATACAGGCTCTATTACCGTGAATCCCCGCAGGCTTCCTTTTGGGATTTTTTTATTACTGAGAAAAAGTTTTGATGACAGCTCTTTTTCATCCGACCAGGCCGAGACGTTTTTGGGTGACACGACATCAATATAAATCTGACCACCGCCAAAATATCCGTCATGCTCGGCAGCCTCTTTAAATTTCCCCTGAACGTCAAAACGCTCCATAGCATTAATGATTTTCTGAACTCGTTCAGATTTGTCGTCATCACCAACGCTTTTAATTTCTATCCATTTACTGGTCATTTTCTCAGCAATAATACCGACCATTTTTCGGTATTCTGGCCGCTGAGCCATTGCAGCCAGATATGGATACCCCGGAAAACTATCTAGCGTTCCGTCTCCGTACCCCATATACGCTTCGTTCAGCGCGTCATAGGGCGTGGAGTCCATCGCGAGTATAGCGCTCTCGATTTCTCCAGGAATAACCCCTTTTGGAGGGATATATTTCTGGTGCTGGCGAGGTGTACTGACAATATTTGCCAATTCCTGCGCGTTGATCCTCATTTTATCGTTTTCTGGTGATTTGACCGGCTCCGGCGCGGCCACTTTTTTCTTTTTAAACGGCCACCACATTAAATTCTCCCGATTTCTTTTCTGTTGATTACCATCGGTGCAATACCGGAAATCAGCTCGATGTCGATTGCATCCATAAACGTATCCAGCATGTCGTCATTCGCATGGCTGTCGTCAGCCGAGAAATCGGCACACTCAGCAAGCGCAGCCATTACCCAGCCTGTTTCCGCTGCAACACGGCCATCGTGATATCTGACACAGGTAATTTTTCGCCCGTCCTCGCCAATCAGCGCAGGCATAAACACCTTGCCGGTTTTAATCTGCGGGATGACGTTCAGGCAGCGAACCAGCTTGTTCTGGCCTTGGCCCCGGGGGATTTCCATGATTGGAATGCTCTTGCGCTTCTTGAGCGTGGTAATCAATCCCTGACCTGCCTGTTTATCCTCAATACCCATGTGCCGCAGGCGGGCAGGATTATTCGGATCGGTCGGCCCCCATTTTTCCCACAGCGTTGTCGCCTGCTGCAGTAAATCCTCAGGATCCCAGCGTCCACGTACACTGTCGATCAGATACAGGTTGCGCTCAGCATCAACACCCACCAGCGAGAACGCCGTGTAGTCGTTGTAATCCTCAACTTTGCCTGAGTTCGTATCGACGTAAACGGCGCGGTGGGTCAGCGGTGGCAGGTGCTCATATCGCTGGAACCAGGCGGTATCAATCAGATTGCCGGTCAGCGCCCTGGGCTTTTGCATGTACTGGCTCATGAACGTGTATTCGTCGCTCTCCCACAATTTTATGAGATCGCCGATATATTCGTTCTGCGGCCAGTACGACCAGTATCGAACGCCACTGACAACGACACTTGCACTGTCTTTAACGTCTTTCCAGCACAGTGAACGCCAGGGATCAGCCAGCGAATCAATGAATTCCTCGCTAACCAGCGCGGGGATCTCAACGTGATGGAAATCAACGCCCATCCCTCCCGACAACATAAAACCTGTCGCATCCTGCATGTGCAGGCGCTGTTGTATCGAGACGAATGGTGTGGGGTGGTGCTGCGATTTATCGCCGCGTCGTGAACGTATGGTATTAACGAGCAGACGGTTAGCGGCATCCCGGCGACTGGCCGAGAACATGTCATCAGGTTTGTTGTAGTCGTCCAGCAGTACAAAACCGGAGAAATCCGGCCCCGCGTAACCGCCACGACCACCCGTAATTTGACCACCGCTGGATCGCGAAACAGTCTGGCCGATTGAACGACCGCGGCTGTCTACAATCTCCCACTCTTCAGCCTGGTTAACCCCAAAATTGCAGGGCCAGAACTCCTGATACTCGCGACTTTTGATGATGTCGCGGGTGCGGCGGGAATTGCGTTTAACCAGCGTGTCCGCAAACGAGACGTTCAGATTACGAAACCGGTTCAGTTTTCCTGTCTGCACCTGAACATTGATATACGCAGGCAGATGGATTGAGAAAAATTCTGTTTTGGTACCGCCAGGCGGGACGTTAATAATCAGATTGCGTGGCTGCAATTCACCGCACATTAACACATCTATTTTCGCCGCCATCATGCGATGATGCCAGTTGATCATCATCCGCTGACCGCTCTGCAGCTCAAACTGCAAACGGGTAAAATTCAGGAAACTTTTTTCACACTTGGCTTTAAGAGCAACGCGGGTCGGAAAATCCATATCCTCCCATTCGAGGATTGTCGCCATCAGTCCAGGTCCCCAAATTCGTCATCCAGTTGTTGAGCAGCTCGCTTATAATCGTCCGGCGTGTAACTGACTGCTGGTGTTTTATCTCCACCACCGCCAGCCCTGGCTGTCAGTATGCGGATCAGATCCCGCCTGGCCGCCGCCTGGTCATGCATCATCAGTTCTATGCCATCTTTTGTTTTCTTTGCACCGGCATAGATCCAGCGTTCATCTGTTCCCGCCAGGTTCCGCGTATCGCCAAAAAATAGCTCCCCGCAACCTTCACCATTGCATTTCGGGCAATCGGGATTCGGATCAGCGTTATCAACAAATCCCAGACCACCGTATTCAGGCTCTGCTTTCCCATCTTTCGCCGCCTTTGCCGCTGCGCGGTCAAATTCCTGAATATCGCGCCACTGGTATAAATGATTTTCACCCCAGCAATACCGGCAATTAACGCGCCTGTACTGCGACAGTTCGTTTGGGTCTGCCTGAGTGATTGCCACCAATTGACCAACGATTTTATCGAGGTCGGCGGCATATCGCATTTGCCGCTGATCACGAAGAAATCTGACTGCCCTCGAAACCTTAGGATTTCTTAGGAGCTGGCTGGCAGTTACATATGCCGCATTTCCCTCTGAGATATATCTCGCCAGGCGATATGCATCAACACGAGTTTTTCCCGCCGCCACATGCTGAGCGAAAATTGCCTGCTGCTCTGAAAGCCCGAATTCTGCGGGGTCGAAGCTTAAATTTACTTCCGTCGTGGAGGATTTTTCATCTTCGGTTGCCAGCCCATTTTCATCGACATTTTCTGACGCTGTAACCGACCGACCACCCGACCGACCATTTTTGTTTTGGTCGGTTTTTTTGGTCGGTTTGGTCGGTTTGGTCGGTTTTTTTTTAGCTGATTTCGCAGTGGCTTTTTCCCGAATCCATCCACGTTTTCTCGCTAAGTCGATTAGCGTTGTTTTACCCATCCCGTGCTTAGCGGCGACCATCTGGATCGAGAGGATTGCTGCACAGTAATCCGCTTTAACATCCTCTTCGTTCCACTTGCTCATCAGTCACTGTCCTGTTGTCGCTCCCGCCTCAGTAATTCGTTGTATGCCACCGCATCACCATTCCTCGCCCTCTTATATAAAGCACCCCGCAATTCAGCTTCACCTTTAGCCCGTCCTGTCCGGACCGCCTCCCGAAATAACGTCAGTTTTTCCCGGTCCCGTCTCAGTTCATCCATGTCAATATCGAGTACATCTGCTATCTGCTGCTCCGTCAGGCGACGGGCGGCCAGCACCTCTACTTTTTCACGAACGAACATAAGCACCTCTACGTTTTGATATGCAGTACCATTCCGTAGTCATTAGTGCCGGCAGGCAAATTAATGTCCTCTTTAAGACGAAGGCGCATTTTTTTAAACCGACTGTAATCCACATAGTGATGTACCCGGCCAAACCGGAACATCATCCGGGATTCTTCCGGGTGCATCTCAATCTGCATCCTGCTCTTGTTATACGTTCCCTCTTTTTCGTAAAACTCAGCGGTATTTCCGCCCTTCACTTTCTGCGTGCCGATCTTCTGCTGTAAGAACGCGTTGAACTGCACGGTGCACCATCCCGACTTCAACATGCGCAGCGATAAATCCGTATCCTCGTTATAGCGACCGCGCCAGCGTAGAGGCAGATCGTTACGGATGAGGTTGCAGGAGTAAATGCGGGTATTGGTCACGAACGGCGGCAGTCGATCACGTTCCGGCGCAAACATGGCGTAATTCGGCCCTGCCATTCCTACGTTTTCATATCTCTGTACGAAATCTTCCATACAGCGGAAAATGGTTCCATCACCGACGCGGATACGTTTGTTTTTATGCAGCCGGAAAAAATGCCGGATATTGTCATCCATGACCCAGTGCCATGAATGTCCACCAGCAATAGCATGATCCCATGCAAAATTACGCGCGGCGCCGGGGCCAACACTTTTTGTCAGCCCCAAATCATCAAATGTGTCGTAATCGCGCTGATACTGTTTATCCAGCACAAGAATATTTTTCGCATCGATAACCGCCGCGTACTGGTCGTATTCCTGCTCTTCGATGATGATGTGATACGGTACACCAATAAGCTCCAGTGCTTTTACGGTCATGCGCGTGTCGGCGCGGCCTTTACTGACGATATACACCGGGAATTCAGGAGTCATCGCTGACGTATGCCTTATCGATCGTGGACTCCCGTTTATGCTCCGGGTACCAGATATATTTCGTTTTTTCCGTTATCTGCTGCTGCACAAGCTGGGCGAACAACGCTACATCGGCATCCGTTTCAAAATGCACAATGAGCTGGCGCACACCATTTGCATTGTCCTGGTCAAATGCCGGCATCCCGATCCAGTGCTCCCGTGGATCATCTGGTTCAATATCCAGAATGTTGCCAATTTCCAGATCACTAAATCCCAGCAGGCTAATATCGAAATCGATATCCTGTAATGCCTCAATTTCCAGTTTGAGCAGTTCACTGTCCCAGCCAGCATTCAGAGGGAGCCGATTGTCAGCTATGCGGTATGCCGTTTTCTGCGCATCAGTGAGCCCCAACAACGTGATTGTCGGAACGTCATCCATATTCAGTTCACTCGCGGCAATAACACGGCCATGACCTGCTATGATCTCACCGCGCCCGTCGATTAAAACAGGATTAGTCCATTTAAATTCCTGAATGCTCGCGACCAGTTGAGAAATCTGTTCATCGCTGTGTATCCTGGCGTTCTGCGCATATGGGAGTAATGTGGATAATTTCCGATAGACGATTTTTAGTTTTTCAGCCATTGTCACACCTCGCGGATCCTCAACCTTTTACAACCCACACCGGATAGCCACCAGCACTCAGACACCTGACCGAATTCTGTTGACCGTTTTCCGCAGCCACGACAGCAACGGTATATCCACCCGGGGTGAAACATCTCACCGCACTTTGCCCGTCTCCCGCACGAAGCGCACTGACCGGTACGCCGTTAGCTCCCATGCAACGTACTACAGTGCCTGTCTCGTCAGTATCCGGTAATTCGAGATATTGCAGATAACGCTCACCCCAATTGTGCTCAGATAGTGGTAGCGAATATGTACTGCCACTCACGCTGTAATTAACAGATGTTCCGTCGCTGTAATATGCTGTAAGTGAGGTAACACCTGATGTATTTACCGTTACGCTACTCTCCTGCCGTGTTCCCGTAGCGCCAGCCTCAGTCAGTATCGGTGACGTTGCAATTTTGCCCGATTCAATCTGAATCAACGTCACGCCGATTCGGCTGTCTGGATCTCTGGCACGGAAAAACGATGCGGTAACATCACCTGCAGGTATTGAGGCCGCTAATCCATAGCAATAATTTGAGCCGTCAAGACGGGCGACATAAATACGCATGGAAGATTCCATGCTCACTTCTGTATTCATGATGCTGCGAGTGAATGTCGTTGACAGAGTGTTAGTGTGCGTGGGTACTAACCATTCTGATGTTGTATTGCTATACAACCCTATATTTACCCACCCGATGTCAAATGTAGTCACTGTCCCCGCTGGCCCATCCATCTCTGACATATTTGCATTTTGAGATAATGTGTAGCCAGTTCCAGAAAGAGGCGTAAGACTATGTCCTTGATAATTGATTGCTGCGGGTTCCGGTTCATGCCTGCCAATTGCCACACCACCACTGTATTCCAGTGGCCACTCATCAGCCGCGGCTATTGACAACTCACCATCTTTATTCCAGTAAAACCGTGGGCTGGCACATTTAAATTCAACGCGCGAGTCCAGATTTTCAGCAAGCAGATTTATAGTGCTCATAAATTCCCCTGTATTCAGGAAATAAAAAGCCGCCAACGGCTATGCCCTGGGTGGGCGGTGGGAAACCGTGACGGCTTTGCTATTCATTATCGCAGACACTCTGTGAATGCCTGCTGTAATGATCGATATGTTGCCGTCTTTCCGGCTGTCCGTCTGCGCACGTTATTTCACAGGAACTAAACGTCACAGACTGCGGGTGTTCACCACCGCCCGCTGGGTTGGCACACAATTCAATTTCGGGATGATTCGATTTTCCGAATAGCCGCACGATCCGCATTGCATTGCTCGATCACGCTGTATAACTGAATATTCAACAGTACGCTGTCACCGAATGTTAGTTTTTCCGGCGCGGCGGGCGGGGTTAATTGGTTCGTCAGAATGACTGGGATCGGCAGACGGGGTTTTTCTATCGCCCGGTACTCCACCAGCGGCGCGGGCGGCGCTGTGCAACCGTTTAGCAGCGGCATCAGGGACAGGAGTAATAGCGCATTTATCATCTGCGAGAATATCAATGATTTCATTTTGAAATGCCTGATTTTGCTGTTCTGCAATCGCCCGTTGCTGCGTTACTGATTCCAGCAGTTCGTTCTGCTGCTCAACAGCAGCGATAAAATCCGCAATGCTGGCCGCGAGTTTATTGTTTTCGCCACGCAACTGGTGGATCTGTTCGTCTTTGCTGTCTGCCAGCCGTTCGAGACGCTCGTTTGTAGCCGCTAACTGCGAATTACGGGCATCGAGCCACCACAGCGCAAGACAAATCAGGGCGATTACAATTGCGCCGGAGTAGTTTTTGATGAATGCGATCATGTCAGAAATAACCTCCGCTCTCGCTGCCTGCGCCCCAGCAGAAGATCGGGATTGTTGCCAGCGCGTTTCCACATCAGAAACGCCTCTGCCGCCCCCTGGTAATCGCCTGCGTTAAGTTTTTTCTTTACTGTCGAGGTGGCAAAAGCGCCTGCCCCGATATTAAAAATCAGGCTGCAAAGCGCATCGTATTGATTCTGCGTCAGGGGAACGGTGACATTTTTTTCAATTGCCTGCTCTGCCGTGTCCAGATCTTGTAATAACAATTGCGTAGACTCGTTAGCGGTGATCCGGGTGTTTTTTGTAATGGGCTTTCCACTTACACTGCCGGTATGACCGACGCCGATTGTCAGAATTCCAACAGAATCAAAATAGGCCGATAATTTCTCCCCCTCTTCCTGTTTAATAAAATGTATGCCGTTATCACTGATTTTCATCGGGTTCTCCCAGCCGTTTATCAATCTGTTTTTTCAGTCGTGAAGAAATAAAATCTGTGCCTAAAAAGCCCAGGAACACGGCCAGCACCTGGGCTATCTCTTTGCTAACAGGCAAATTCAGGGCGGGGATTATCGCGCCTGCCGAATGAATGAATATTTCAAGCGTTGGCTGGAGAAAAAAGGCGAACACTGAGCAAATAGCAGCATCAATTACCCGTCGTGTTTTGCTGTCCCTGCCGACATAGGCGGCACGTAGTAACGCCATGCCACCAGCAAGGGCGGCATAACCGGCCTCATCCTGGTGGTTGTATAACCACAACATCAGCGTCACCCACAATCCGGGGTTTTTATCGGGCATTTTCATGACTCCATCCCCCGGTTAGCGGGTGATTATGAAAAAAAATGCGCCTCCCGGTAACAGGGATAGGGAAATCATCAGAGACGCAAAAAAGAAAAGCCCGCCGAAGCGAGCCTTTGAATACAGAATAAAATAGCGTTACTTGTTTTATGAGCAGAAATTTAGCTGTGTTTTAGTCGTATAACCATTTCCCGGCTTTTGCTGATTCAATTAGCATGCGAATGGTAAAATCTGGTACATCTACGAACTGTTTTTTGAAGGGATTCCACGAAAATTTTACATCAGGGTAATAAACTTCCAGTTTGAAATGTCCCCGGTCCACTTTGAATTCCCTAAAAAACTCATCCATCAACTCTTCTGCATCATCAACATCAAGGCGGACATCAAAGTGGAGACTGGATTCAGCCGTATATGTGTCATATTTTTTTTTCCTGAACATGTATACACCGCTGTGCCGCGTCACCAGGTCTATTACTCGCTGTTCAATGCTATCGCTATCTACCATATTTTATCATTGCCCCGCGCTATCGTGTTGTAATCACGAACAGAGCAATATGTTATCTGTGAAACATCAGAGATAAGTATTATCTCACCGATCAGAGGGATCGTCCTGCCGACGAATGTGCTCACTTTACGGACCATTTTTAGTTTTACTTTCCAGGGCGTGTAACCACCGATCCATGTCGGCATTTTTATGCCGAACGGGAACATTGTATTTTTGAGCATTCCCCTTACGGTTTTAGAAACCCTGGATGTGCCTGGGATCGCGTTGATCGGCTTAGCTCTGGTGGTTTGATTGTTTACACCGCTATAGAGAGCCACAACTGCTGCAATATCTTTAATCCCAAAATGATCTGCCGTGTTCATTACAAACACCATGAAAAATAGTTCAGCAGCAGTTAGATTTGACCTACCCGCATAGTAATATGTTCCGTTTAGTTCCTCTACTGTATCCATCGCACAATCCGTTTTTCTCTCTGAATGAAGCCCAATCATAACGGCTGATTTTAAACAGTTCCAGACTATCCAATTGTTCTGTGTCACGAAGGGAAAGTTAATTCATTGCAGGTTCTAAAACAATAAAAAGGCAAGGTTCATGTAGTGCTATACGACGCTATGACAGGGGTACTGATACATCGTATCTCGCGAATACCCCTGTCGTATCGCCGGAAAGCAAAAACCCCGAATAAACGGGGCCTTCATCATAATCAAATTGTCGCTTCTCATCACTGCCATTGTGTTGCAGCTCTGCCAAGCATAAACGAATTATCTGATTTTTTGGGTGGATTTCAAGTTTTTTTCAGAAAAAAACGCTTTTAGTTATTTTTTGCTGATAAGAAAACTTTGGCTCTGAATATTTGCAGGCACCACTTCACCCTTTCCCTGGCCTGATCCGACGTCAACCAGGGTGCCAGTTGTTGCAACTCGCGGGTGATATCAGAGATTTTTTTACGTGAGGTGTAATAGTTCATTCCGACCACATAAACCGGATCACTTACATCAAATGCGCGCAATACACACTGCTCTACAAAATCAACATCATCGTTATGGATTGCAACGTCTATTGCGCTGATGGCAGGCTCAGGCCATAAAATTGCACGCGCTCGATTTAACGCCAGTTCACCGCGAAACCCTTCACTCCGAGCCAGCTCCAGTGCGTTAGTGAATCGCTCCAGTGCTTTATCTGACCAGCGTTCCCCCTTCAATATCCGCCAGCATGAATGTCCCGCAGGTTTCCGGGGGGCCATTCCACCCCTCACGCTCTCTCCCCATATGGTAAGCAATGATTTAATCCAGGCAGACTGAATGCCGGTAAGTAGCACAGGACGCCCCAGGTAGCGTTTATGTGTAGCTATCGCCACGTTATAAAGGGCGTAGTGATGCTTGCGGCGCTGTTGTGGTGTCATAATGATACCAATCCCTCATATATCCAGATTTGTTGCGTGCGCAACACCCCCTCAGCATGCATTAGCCGGAGTTCGTTGCGCGTATATTCGGTTTTAATTCGACCATCAATGGCGTCATGGCAGCAGTTGCAGGCGATAGCCCCTTGCATGTCGTCAGGTTTACACCCGGTACCGCAGGTTCCCGCCAGTCTGTAATGCGCCAGCACCGTCGTTTCCGGATTAAAATTACAGACGCCTGGAATTCTTATCTGGCATTCACGCCCACGCGCCGCTTTGCGAAAATTTACAGGTCGAGACATTGCTGACCTCCCCCCTGGATTATGCGCTGGCGTTTCTGGTACTCAGTCGGTGAGTTCAACCAGTGAGCTGTACGGATGATACCGGCCTGCTCCAGGGTCGGGATAATGCGGCGGTTGGTACGGGGCTGTACGGCACAGACAGGACAGTAATCCATTGTGTCATGGATACAGCCGCCCTTACGACCACGTATGCAGATATGATAATGACCGGTGTTTGTGGCGCAGTTGGCGCACATAGGGGCATCGCAGGTGTACGGTTCAAACGGCGATATGCAGTCAGGTTCATTCTGGCTGGGCGGGTATCCCAAATGTCCATCACATAGCAGCGTTGCAGGCTCGCCGCAAAAAATGCAGGTTTGCTTTTTCATGCGGCATACTCCAGCAACTGCGCCGCGACGTTTTCCGCTTCTTCCGGTGATTTAAACGACCGGCGCAGAATGAAATTCCACAGCACATTCAGGGCCGATTTATAAAGATGCTGAAACTCCAGTTCGTCCATATTGGCGAACGAAACAGATTTTGCGCGGCGATTACGACTGCCATCTGGATAGATATGTTCGGTGTAATAACCTGCCTGGATGGTCACCCATTCACGGTAAGCATCAAAAGATTTTAGAAGGGCGAGATCCCGGGTTCGGGTATGTGCGGCATCGGAAAGGTATTGTTCTGCCGCATCTGACAGCGCAACACTATGCTGCTGGCCTACCTGCCGGCAGAGAAAATCGACGAAGCCGTTCACCAGTTCTCGCTCTGCCGGGAGAATAGCGCCACCAGTAGGGTTCCAGTAATCAAAGCCAAGCTGAAGGAGTCTGAAAAAAAGTTTATGAAACTTGTAGTTGCGTACACGTTTAAAATCGGCGTGAATCCACTCACCAATTCTGATACGTTGCAAAAATTCGCTGGCCTCGGGCGTTGCCGGGGTCAGGAGTACGGGACTGATTTTTTGTAGTTGAATATGTGCCATCGGTTTTCTCCGGTGACACAGTGTTTTCTCAGCGGTTGTTCAGACCTGTTAAAAATTATAACGTATTTTTGGAATCATCAACAGTCGGTAACCCTGCCATTTTTCGCGCCTGGGACAGCTGAGATAAACTCGTCACAAACTCATCCGGGCGCAGTACGAAACCATAGACAACATCGCCGTATTCGTTCCTGTAGAGCACAACGGGCCTTGTGCTACTACTTAAGCCACGAATCAAGTGGTCAGGTATGATCATCACTTTCTCCAGCATGTTCGAGGGAGCTGCCGCCTTCCTTCGCACGTCCCGATAGTTAAGTCGATACACCTGATACTTACAAAAAGCCTGCGAGAGCTATTTGAGAAAAGCACCATCATTATACTGTATATAACAACAGTATATTTCTCCAGAAATGATCTCATTTTTTATTAAATATGTTTTAAATCAGATGGTTGATTAATAATCATACATAGAACTCAGTAGGAAGTGATGATTTGAGGCAAGTTGGCCTGGTGGCGGAGATTTCTCCCCGCTAGTTGGGCTGCAAATATTTTCAAGCTGCCTGTACGGCAGTGAACGACAATCAGCAGATAGACATGCTGGAACGTCATTTCTAAGCTGCCTGTACGGCAGTGAACTTTTCAGAGCGTTCATGCCCGTCAGTGATAACTTTCTAAGCTGCCTGTACGGCAGTGAACTGTTTGATACTATTCAGAAAGCATTTTACCTTTTTCTAAGCTGCCTGTACGGCAGTGAACAGTCCGATCGCTGAGTTTAACGGTCACGCTGATTTTCTAAGCTGCCTGTACGGCAGTGAACGTGGGGCCCTGAATATTCGGCGCTGATTGCGTTTTCTAAGCTGCCTGTACGGCAGTGAACAGGACTAAAAATAACATATTTTGCTGTATTTCAAACAAAAAAATATGATTTTTCATCAAATACCCTTTTTTCAACGGCATTTCAACATGCCAATAAAATCAATTAGTTAGATTGAAAGGCAAAAAAAGGGTTAAAAATAAGGTTTTCAAAGCCGATATTGATTTTTTCAATTTTTACGCCCGCCATTCTCCTCTACACTCTGTCTGGCAAGGAATTTTTCGTACTGCTCATCGAATTGTTTTAATCGTCTGGCCCTGTCATGTTCCAGCCGCATCCGTCTCGATTTTTCTTGATTTCGCCGATCCACCGCCAGTGCCTGAGCCATTTCACGCACTTTTGCAGCTATCCGCCGTTTCCCTTCCGGGTTAATCTCGCCCCGCGGTGGCGGGAGATATTTTTCTGCCAGCGGCACCGGTAGCTGTCCAGTTTCTACCGCTCGTTTGATCACCTGATGCCTGTTCTCTGCATCAGATCCCTGTGAAATTTTCCATTCAGGTTTCCGACTGTCAGCAACAGCGTTTCCGATGAGTCGTTCATAGTGCTGAATGAACGCCATTCTGGCCCCTACTCTGTCCCCTCTCTCCAGGACGGGCAACGCAATGTACCAGGCCTGTTCCATCTCTGCTGTCCATATAACCGTGTTGGCCTCATCCTCTGCCGCCAGGCAACGCGCCCATGCTTCGTTTGCGCCAGGATGCTGTGAACCATCATCAATCCTGTCCAGGATATTTTTTAGCGTGAGCATTCCGCATTCTGCACGTACACGGGCCAACGCCCGCGACAGTGCATGAAAATCGTACCCACGCAGATCTTCAGCCATCAGCAACGCAATACCTGGTTTAAGAGCACCGCCCATCACTTCAGAGGTTGCACAGAGCTGCATAACCAGATTTTCCTGTTCCTGATCTGTCAGCATTTCATCCCCCGGCGTTCCGTCTGGCGCGTAGCATGGCTATCGCTTCCCCGGCTGCGTCTGCGTTTGCCTGACTCTGATCCACCTGCCGCGCCCGCGTTCCCGTCATTGCAACTCCGGTAGCCCACTGTGTGTGCAGCCCTTCGGCATCGGCCAGCAGATTTCCCACCGGGTGACATTTGCGTACGTAAAACCCGTCATTCAGCGAAACATAAAATTTTGCTACAGGTGGCGCCACGCTCATGCCAACTCGGCGGACAAAATTTTTAATTTGTGAATTTACGGTTTGGTTACGGACGGGATGGGTACCGTAACGTGAAAAATATGCCTCACAGTACGATCTCCATGTCTCGCGGCAGGCTGCCTGTAATTCAGTTTCGGTGATTTTTTCCTTGCCCGGTGGCGTTTTTTCTGCCACTGGGGGATCATCTAGTGCAGTAATCTCTGTAGTATTCTCTGTAGTATTCTCTGTATGATCGAACTGCTGATCTGCTTCCTCGCGAACTGCTGTTTTGTTCCTCCGCGAACTGCACTTTTGTTTCCTCCCTAACTGCACTTTTGTTTCCTCCCGAACTGCGCATTTGTCAGTTAGGGAATTACAGGAATTACCATTTTCAGCATGCAACAGAGCATCAAGCCGATCAGTATTGACACGGTAGTAAATCCGGTGTTCTAATCGTTTTCGAGTTTCAGTCAAAAGTCCTCTGCTTTTGAGTTGTTTACGGGCTGTAGCCTGCTCGCGGTAGGTCAGCCCCGTCTCTCGTTCTATATCCTCAACAGATTTATATATTCCCTCGGGGGATGTCTCTTTTCCTGTCCAGTAAAAAAACTGACAGAAAAGAAGCACCGCATTCACACTACCCAGATGTTTTACCAGGCCTGGATAATATGCAACCGGCTTTCCCATTTCACGAACAAGCTCAGACGGGTGCATGAACATTGACCTCAAAATAAAATGGTTCAATCTGAATAGGCGGGTGAAAATTTAAAAATAAACTCATACAACCCTCTGACTAAAATTGGATACAGATGACAGATTTCCATACGTCGCCCGCACCGAATTTTTCATAGCAATCAATGCATTGATGGCCTCACTGATTTCCTTTTCAATAACGTCAAGCGACGCATGCAGATGTACTGAATTTGCCGCCTCTATGCCTCCTTTCGCCGCCAGTGCGGCCAGCAATACAGGATCTCCCGGCAGTTCTATTCGGGCCCGCCGCTCAGTCGGTAAAGCCGCCAGTGCAGCGCTTTTAAGCTGCTCGGCCAGTTCCGCATAGCGGGGGCCATTAAATCCCCTGAAAATCCGTTTTACCCGCTGAACTGCGTTTCTGAGCCCGTCGCCTGTATTGACCTCCGGGAGAATCTCGCCGCCTCCCGCAGCGTGATATTGCTCAGCAATGGCCAGCCCTACCGCTTTCCAGCCATCCTCCAGCGCCCATGATTCCAGCTCTGCGGCAACGGCATCAATCGGAGGACTGATTTTCATAATTCAGTTCTCCTTCCCGTTTTGTTTTACGATATGCGTCATAGACAGCGGGGTCATATTTCAAAACTCCATTTGATGCCAACTGTAGCCTCATGGCCTTTCCTTCAGGGACTAAATCCCCCCAGACGGAAACGGAGGATGGTTTAACACCTGCGGCCATAGCTAATTTTGTTTTATTACCAAAAAATTTTACTGCTTCATTTTTAAGCACTTCACTTACTCCTTTAGGTTTTCTTAATAAGATAGATCGTAGAGAAATCTAAGTAAAGAAATTTTAGAATAACTTAATATGGAAAATGAAACTTTTGGATCTCGCCTGCTACGCAGACGAAAAGAATTGAAATTCTCTCAGGCTACATTGGGAAAACTGACCCAAGTGGCGCATGTAACTATTTCTCAATGGGAAAGAGATGAGACACAACCGGCTGGCAAGCGGCTGTTCAAACTCAGCAAAGCGCTGCAATGCAGTCCCACATGGCTGTTGTTTGGCGACGAAGACAAAGTCCCTAGCGAACCTGTACAGGTTCAAGAAGAACTATCCCCTGTACACAAAGAATTGATTGAATTATTCGATGCACTACCAGAATCCGAACAACAGGCGCAACTAAGTGAGTTACGCGCCAGAGTAAAGAATTTTGATCGTCTGTTTGACGAACTTTTGCAAGCACGAAAGCGCTCCCAGAAAAGTCCATCGTAATATCCCTCAGATTCTTGTCACCCCCCCTCATAAAAATAATATTTTAAAAAAACAATAACTTACTTAAATCACATTAAAATATTTAGGTTTTTCTACAAATTTGTATTGATCGTGTCATTAGATTAATCTAAATTCATGTCATCGAAACCACACAGTGATTTCTCAGATAAAAAGTTCCGCCAGCCTGGCGACAAGGGCAAACAACATAAGGAGATGAGATGTTAGTTATCGGTTTAGCTGGACTACTCGGAGGAATGGTTGGTGCCCTCCTGGCATTGTTAACAATCGGGCTTGTCGTTGCTGCTGGCCGCGACAATAGAGAATAACAGAGGGGACATAATGGTTAAGCAATATAAAGATGTGCTAGTTAGCGATCTGCAATGTATCTATGACGCTCATGGGGATGAAACCGTATGCGATGCTGACAGGCAACATGCAGTAATCGAATCTAATGTATACGAATTGATAATAGATAAATGAAGTAACCGCATTAATTAATTTACGCCACATCAGGGAAAATATGCCGTTAATACGGCAGGGATTCACTCAACTTAAATAAAGGTCAATTATGAAAAAGTTAAATTTTGTGTTAGAAGGAAAAGTTAATTTTATTTATAAATCTCAGAAACAGGACATCCTGTATATTTCTGTCTCGAATGAACCAGTTGGATTTATTTGTGTAAATAAATCCACAGATAACGATCCAGAGAATTATACATACACCCCTTTCACGCAGTTCGGTTTGCTTGCTAATGAGGATTGTATCGGTTGTGCATTAGAGTCGCTGTTTTTTATCAAAACCAGCTTAAAATTACGGTCCATTGAACTATCAGAAACCCAAACAGACCAGAGAATTGCGTTTATTTCTGCATTAGCGAATGCCTTCAAGAACTCAATAATAACCCACTAATCGGACTGCCCTTTAATCGGGGCAGTGAATTTACCTCACTAAATAAAAGGAAATAACATGAAAATTTTTAAATGTTTTTTCTATCCCAAAAAATCGGCAATAGAGGAATTCGGCGCGCGGTCACTTGCTATTGCAATTGAGGCACCAAATCAAAAACTGGCTACGGCCAAAGCGACCCTGAAATTTGCAGAAGATTTTCCGGATGCAGACAGCCATTATTTTAACCCAAAGGTTTTTTTAGATGATGATGAAATTCTGAATCTGGAACTGAACGTTTGGAATGATGAAATTCTGGATAATTTTGAATGGGATGATAAAGCCAAAACGCTGACAGCTAAAGCCCCTGTAACAATCAGTGCTCCCCCGTCCCTGACGGCCAGTGATTCTGACAACAATGAAACTGTCCAGAGCCATACACTGCCGCTGAATACTGAACTGGCCCATTTCTGGCTGGGTGGTCTATTTACCGCTACGCCAGACGAACGCAGAGCAGCAAATCTGGCAGTAATGGATACAGATAACAGCTACCTGCAGAATGTCATTCTCGCTGTTAACTCAGTTAAAGCCTGCAAGCATTGTTACAACCATATTCGCCACAACCTGCTCGACAATATCAAAAAAATCTGGCCTGTAGACGGTAAAACCCCCGAACTCAGCATGGTTGCAGCATTTGTCAACGAATGGATGGAAGCCCTTAATGATGAATCCGCAAGCGAGGACAGAGAACGCCGTGCGGCTGTCACCGAACGGTGGATAGCCAAACACCATAAAGCCAGGACACCGAGCGGCGCTCTGGCCGGGGGCGGCAATATCACTGACCGGGGAAAAGATTTTAAACACAATTTCGACACACTGGCGCTTGAAATAGGGCTGGGGATTGTTAGTCGCGCAATGGATTTCGATATCTACAACCCGCCCATAGGGATCGTCAACCGCGCCCGCGACATTGTCAAAAAGAAAGAAAAGCAGTTCTCCGACTGGTTCGATATTTTTCGCTCCATGCCTTTGGTCCTTAATTTTTCCCGCGCAATGGTGATCTACACCATTAAATATGCCCCAGATAACGTAAACCAGAAACCCGGCGACCTGCTGAGTTATATCCGGCGCACGATGACCGAAACCAATCACGCGCAGCCGGATCCTCAGATCGTTGCCGCTGCATGCGGTATTCAATCAACAGAGCAGGAAAAAAATGAGACTACACCGGCACCGCAGAACACTGGTAGCACAGTGGATACTCAACCGAAACAGACTGCGACAGTGGCAACTTATACAGCTCAATCACAGCCTGCGCCGAAGAAGCTGGAAGATGAGTCACCGGTAGCCAGCGTTGACAGCAGAAAACCATCTACAGAGAAAGTCGCCTCAAATGAGGTGGAAAAAACGGAAGTAGTGCCACAAGCGGCCCCGGATCCTGATGCCTTCGTACTTCGAGCAGACGAGCTTGAAAAAGAACTCGGTGACAGCGAGAACCTTTCACTCTGGAAAAGCGTTATGCGCACCAATCCTCGTTACACGAAGGAAATGGGTGATCTCGGATTTGGCGGCACTTCTATCAATGCCGAATATATGGTTATGCGAGCCACCGAGTCTTTTGGGCCCGCCGGAACCGGCTGGGGTTGGACAATCATGGAGGACAAGATGGTTGAAGGTGCGCCTCTCTCAGAAAAGATATTCGAGGGCACCAAATTTGTTGGAAAACGCACCCTTCGTGATGCAGACGGCTCCCTGCTTTTCGAACTGAACCACTATTTGAGGATCGCGCTCTGGTACATCAAAGACGGTGAAAAGAGAACTGTCGAAAACTTTGGCTCAACGCCTTACCGCCAAACCACCAAAAACGGCATTTATTGCGATAGCGAAGTGCATAAAAAGTCGCTCACCGACGCAATAAAAAAATGCCTGTCAATGCTCGGATTCTCCGCTGATATCTGGCTCGGCCTTTACGACGACGCTGCATATAAAGCTGAAAGCGTACTCGAATTTGGCCTTAAAGACGCTACGGATAAAGCAAACGATTCAAACCGTATTCGGGAAGAACTGGATGAACGCTTTAAACAAAACGTCGAAACGATGCGTAGAGCCGTTTCTCAAAATGAAGTATCTAAAATTGCCAGCAGTCTGACCCGCACCGTTGGTATTCACCTGAAATCAGCCAAAGAAATCAACAATCAGGAATACGTCAAATATCTTGAAGGCCGTCTGCGCCGTCTTGAAGAAGTCAAATCCGAATGCCTCGCCAAATTGCAGGAGAAAGCAGCATGAGTAACCGCACAATCGACCTCGCATTAGAACTTAGCAAGCTGGAATCGCTCGCTGCTGAAGGTGGTGAACTCACCCCCGAAATGATCGCCGATACCCTGGAAGGCATCGAGGGCATGTTAGAAGACAAGTTCGACGCAACCATGAGCGTTATCCGTGATTTTGATGACAAAGCGGAATCATGCAAAAAAGAAGCAGCGCGACTGTCAGAACGAAAAAAACACTGGGATCGCCAGACTTATGCGCTCAAAAAGTACCTGCTGGAATGCCTCCAGACATCAGGGCGTACAACATTTAAAACGACGCTGAACACGTTTACTGCCCGAGTGGGTAGCGCCAGCCTGGTTATTGATAGCGAAGACCTCCTGCCTGATGAATACGTTGAATCACGCACCGAAATAGTTAACGACATTCAGAAAGACAAAATTAAAAAGGTGCTCAGTGAAGCCCTTAAAGCTGCTGAAGAAATGAAGAAAAAAGGCGAAACACCACCACCAGACATATTAAACCCGATACCCGGCGCTCATCTTGAGATTGGCCCTGTCACTCTACAGGTTCGTTAATAAATGAAGCGGCCTGTAGCGGCCGCATCAAAAGAGGTAGCTATGAGTGACGATGGTGAAAGCCTGATATTTCCGACCAGGTGGAAACCTGACGACAAACAGGACTGGACAGAAAGAATTATTTGGGACATGCGAAGTGGTTACCGCCGTCACCATAAGAATTTTGAGAGACGACCTGCCAGCGCAATTCCACGCAAAAAACGAAAGAGGAATAATTAAATGAACAAATTGATGAGTAATTATAAATCTTATATCGCCAGGATAATTAAAAATGGCGGAGCACTGGTTACATTCAATTGCCCGGTATGTGAAAAAACCATCAAAACATTACATGCTACGGAAGGTGAAGTGTGGAACACATTCAGTACCTGCCCTTATTGTGAAAATTTATTTATCAAAATAACTACCGAAGAAAAAGTTGGAGTTATGAAGTTATGAATAAAAAAATAAAAACGCCAGCAAACCCAAGTCGCAAAGCGACAGCTCGCGTAAAAAATCCGTTACCAGTACCAAAACATTGCCGGTTCTGTCATTCATCTGTTCAGGTCGGTACCCATCAGGATGTCTATGGACGTGATTACAGCGACTGGCCTTATGTATATATGTGTGACGGGTGTGGTGCATATGTAGGAATGCACCCATTTACCAATATCCCCCTGGGAACACTGGCCGACAGAGCAACAAGGCAGGCAAGAAAGCGCTGTAAAAAACCGTTCGAAACAATCTGGCGTCAGGGGTATATGGCAAGGACCGAAGCATATTCCTGGCTGGCTAATAAAATGAACATTTCAAAAAATGAATGTCATTTTGGCTGGTTCGATATTTCCATGTGCGAAGCAGCCCGGATCATCTGTGAAGAAAGACTGTCAGAAATAGAAATGGAGATCACAACAAATGGCTAATTCATTTAAGAAAATGATACAGGGAAAAATCATATCACGCTCTGACAGCGGAATGTTTATCAACCTGGATGATATTCATGTGCAGGAAGGATTCAATAAGCGTGATGATGATGAGCGTACACAGATTGCCAATGATTTATTATTTGATTTCCTGATGAACGGTGGAACTGTTCCACCACTGGAAGTTATAGCCCGTGACGAGGGTGGCGTGTGGCTGGTGGAAGGCCATCGGCGTCGTCTCTGTTATGAACGGTGCCGTGATGCAGGTAAACCAGTAAACCGCATTCAAATTATTCCATTTGTTGGTAACAATATTGATCGTCTGGCCCGCATCATGACATCAAATAACCAACTCCCATTAAGCTCTGTAGAACAATCCCGTGTAGTGAAAGAAATGGCCGCTTTCAATTTGACCCTGGCTGAAATTGCAAAAATGGTTAATAAATCGGTGCCAACAATAGAGAAACTACTGGCGTTAAGCACTGCGAATTACGATATTCAACAGAGTGTACAGTCGGGTGAGGTTTCAGTTGATGTCGCTGTAGAACGTGTAAAAGAGTACGGGGATAACGCCGGAAAAATTCTTGAACAGGACAAAGCAGTTGCGGCAGCGGCAGGAAAAAAGAAAGTCACTCGCAGTGTAATTAAACCTGAAATAACAATAAAAAAAGCACGACGACTTGTTTCAATTATTCATGAATCACTTGGTAATGATGGCGAACTCGAATTCTCTGCTGACGCATGGGAAGAGTTGTTAAGAATAATAAATGAACATCGCAGTCTTATTATTCGCAATCGTGAAGAGGTTTAATCATGTCTTGTTACTGTGAAAATTGCGGATGCAGAAAAAGGTCAGGTTACTGCACCAATTGTCAAGAAGAAGCCTATATCGCTTTCGTTCAGGCTCCTGATTATGATTTTAGTGAAGAATTTATGGAAAAAGCATGGGAGCAGGAAAAGGAACTTAATAAAAGGAAAAGAAACGATGAGTAATAAAAAAATCACCCCGGAAAAAGTTGAAAGGGATGAATATGGTTTTTGGACTCATTCGGCATATAACGAATTTTGTGCTGGGCGGCAACATATTACTCATGATGAATTAAACGAATGGCTGGATAAAAACGGTTTAGAGGCAGATTTCATTTTTATGGATACTGATGATAACACCACGGCATCCAGAGAATACAGAAACAAATCCACATTTACCAAGTGGCGCCCTGATATTCCAGAAGGTAACGGCTGGTTTATTGGTTCTATCCATGAATGTGAAGATGGGCCGGTGTGTGTCTGGCTAAGAGCTAAGCAGGGAGGCGACCATGTGTGAACCTGGAATGATTTTTAATTCATAAATGGTCAGGGCTTATCGATAACGAGTTCGATGGTACCGGCGTTTCAGTTGTCATGCTGAAAGCCGATCGTAAGTGATTTTTGATAATCAGTTTTAATCCGGTCAGTAATTTACCTTACTAACCGGTCATGTGAGGTATCAATATGGCCAGAATGGTGAGCTTAGAAGAATGGGCTAAAGAGGAGTTCGGAAATTTAGCCCCAAGCCTTCGCACATTAAAAAAATATGCCAAAGGCCACATGATGGCGCCACCGGCCAGAAAAGTTGGCAGAGAGTGGATGATTGATCGGGAATCTCGGTTTATTGGCATTTTAGCTGAGCCCAAGATTTCAAAAACTGCCAACCCGAAGCTGAGAAGGATTATTGAAGATGGCTGCCAGACCACGAACCCATAAAATCACCATCCCTAATCTTTACTCGAAACTGGATAAACGTACCGGACGCGTGTACTGGCAATACAAACACCCTATAACAGGTAAGTTTCACAGCTTGGGCACCGATGCCGAGGAAGCCAAACAGGTCGCCAGTGAGGCCAACGACATCATCGCCGAACAGCGCACCCGGCAGATCCTGAGCGTTAATGAAAAAATCGCCCGTATGCGCGAGTCGAGAGAATTTATCACAGTCACAACCTGGCTGGATCGTTACCTTGAAATCCAGCAAGAACGTCTTGAATCAGGCGAAATAAAAATCAACTCACTGAAGCAAAAGAAGAAACCTGTCGAATTATTGCGCCAACATTCAGGGATGCTTTATCTGAAAGATGTCACTGCGCTGGAAGTAGCAGAAATCATTGATGCCGTGAAAGCACAGGGGCATAACCGTATGGCTCAGGTCGTCAGGATGGCTATTATTGACGTTTTCAAAGAAGCGCAACACGCCGGACACGTACCGCCAGGCTACAACCCGGCACAGGCAACAAAACAGCCTCGAAACAGAGTGACACGCCAACGTTTATCGCTTGATGAGTGGAAAACCATCTATGCCGCCGCTGAACAACATCCGCCCTACCTCCAGTGTGCAATGCTATTGGCTTTAGTGACAGGCCAGCGGTTAGGTGACATTTCTAATATGAAGTTTTCTGATATTTGGGACGACATGCTGCACGTTACCCAGGAGAAAACCGGTTCACGTCTGGCTATCCCGCTGGATCTGACCTGTGTAGCGATCAATATTTCACTGAGGGAAGTCGTGGCTAAATGTCGTGATGCGGTACTAAGCCAGTATCTGGTGCATTTTCGACACACCACATCACAGGCGGTTCGGGGGGATAGGGTTTCGGCTCATGCCATCACAACCACATTCAAAAAGGCCAGAAACCAGTGCGGCATAACGTGGCCGAAGGGAACAGCGCCAACGTTCCATGAACAGCGTTCTCTGTCTGAACGTCTGTATCGGGAACAGGGACTGGAGACGCAAAAACTGCTGGGGCATAAATCGCAAAAAATGACGGATAAATATAACGATGATCGAGGGAAAGAATGGATAATAGTAGCAGAGAACAAAGCAAGTTATTGATTTTAGTCAAAATTAATGTAATGCAGAGAAATCACAAATATCAACAGATGAACTAATACACAAAAAAAAGAGTTATTTTCTACAAAAACTGTTGAAAAAAATCCATTCCCATGTTTTAATTTTATCAGTTTCGTATGAATGCAACATACGACAAGGGGGACACATGAGCATAACTCAATTAGGCAAATTTCTTCGGAAAGTTAGGATCGATAGAGATCAGATTTTATATGACATGGCTCAGGAGCTTGAATTGAGCGTGGCTCAACTATCGGCGATTGAGCTTGGTAAGCGCAGTATTGCTCCAAAAGTAAAGCAGAGGATTATAACTCTCTATTCTGCCTTGGCATCTGATGAGTCCGAGGTAGCACGGTTAGTAGATGTTTCTCAACCGACTTACAAAGAGGATTTATCAGACGCTGGCGAAATTCAAAGAGAATTGTTCATTTCCTTTGCACGCACCTACAAAGAACTTCCTGATGAAGAAGCCCAAAAATGGCTTGATGAACTCAACGAAATATCCATGAATAAATAGTAAGGGCTGGGGATGAGGGATAAGTCTCGATTACTTGGAAATAAAGTTGCACCACTTTCTCCACATGAGATTCGTGTAAAGGCACTTAAAGCAAGGGCTTTTTTACAACGCATGATTGAAGATAATTCTCCATATATCAACGTGCTATGGATAATTGAAAAGATGTATGCCCGTGGAATGCTCGATGAATTTGAAGTTGTCGAACGCCATTTAATGCCTAGTCAATATGCTTTAACTACTCCAAGCAAGCGAAAGATGTTAATTCGTGATGACACTTATGACTCTGCGCGTAAAGGTGAGTCCAGGGGAAGATTCACACTTGCTCACGAGATCGGGCATCTAATACTTCACGCCAATACAGTGCCAGAGTTTGCTTTCTCTCAAGCACCCTCGTACCACCATTACAACGAAGATGTAGAGTGGCAAGCAAATGAATTCGCGGGATGGTTTTTGGTATCTCCGGAACCGTCACTGCTCCTGAAGAACCCTAAGTCTATTAGTAATGGTTTCGGGGTTTGTATGCAGACAGCGACAATTATGTTTCAGAAAATTTTGGCTCTAAATGGCTGA